TGCGGACCAGCGCAGTAAGGCATAGTGCCATTAAACTTGTGCCAAGCTGATTCCAGAGAAATTGGCGCTTTATCCACATTGCACCTCTTTTGAGTCATTTGTGGCAGGCTTCTCCAGGTCTCTCTTCAACTGCTCAAGCATCATTTCCTCAAGGAATGCCGTAATGCTCTTCTTGTTGAGTGTTTTGGAAAGTTCCTTGAACTTCTCAAATACCTCTTTGTCAAACGACATGCAGGTGTGGTGGATACCGTTGCGCTTCTCTTTTGGTCGACCAATCTTCTTTCCCATGGTTCCTCTGACTTAGATATATGGGAAAGTTAGGTTGGCACGAGCTATTGGAAGAGGAGCTCAAACACCAAACTTGCAAAAGCTGATACCATCACCAAAACCCAAATGAGGAAGAGGAGCCGAGCAATTAGCTGGCTCCTCTTTCCATCCAGTTTTGAACCTGAATCAACGTTCCAGTTCTTTTTGCGGTCCTTCATCTGTCTTGCCTTTTGTCTGTTCTGTTCGTTTATCTGCCACTCTACGACCAAAGTAGAGTGCCATGCACGGGATCAAGTACGACATTGCTGCCGTCTCGCTGAACTCCTTTACCTTCCAGGAACCGATCCCAAAGGACAAGAAACTAAGAAGGAACCAAAGGGAGACAAGCAAGAATGCCGTCACCGAAAGTGTCAGGGAAGCTGATCTTTTTCCTGATGTGTCAACCAAAAAGGGGAATTGCATGTTTACCTCTAAAGGTAAAGTATGCAGGTCAGGGGATCAAAACGATCGTAAGGGGTCGACCAATTCCTTCAATCTCAGCTCGCAAATTCTCATTGGTTGGCTGGAGTTGAGGACATGATTGAGCCAATCTCGTAGTAAAGCGAATCCCTTGCGGAGAGAATGAGGCTCCTGCGCCAGTTCCGTACACTTGGGAATTGATTGCTGTATCAACCTGTATCTCGCAGTACGTCTCTGTACTGTTTGGAACTCCAACCGAGAACTGCTTGATTCCAAACGCCATAGCATACCGTGCTACCCCAGGTTGTGAACTAGTTGCTAGGCTGGCAAACTGGATTGGGATGTCAAAGGTGTATGGGTCACGCAAGCTTGCAATTCTTGCTGGACGTACAATCCAACTATTATCAACTCCACCGTCACTATCACCAACTGGCATCTCAGGTCCGCAGCCAATCATGGAGAGGACGAGAGTGAGGGAGAGAGCGAGCTTGGAGAATGTTTTCTTGATCATGGTTTTACCTTTAACTATCCTGTAGCGACCTGTCAATGGGCGTTAGGCTGCATTGGGGAGATGTTCGGCTAGTTGCTCTGTGGATACTCTATCACTCCACCAGCCTTCAAGAGCTCCAGGATCTCTTTGGGGGCGTCCTCCAGACGAAGTGGTCTGATCCGTACACCTGGGAAGAGTTCTTCCCCTGCTGAGGTTCCTGAGCTCTTCTGCTTGGTGCTTTTCGGCTTCTTCCCTTTGCGGCGCTGGGCTCTGTTCATTCTCTTGTTCCTTTGTTGGTGTGTGCAGGGCTGCTGCTTCCTGGGAGAGTGCTTGCACAATAGAAAGGACTTGGTTCAATGAAACATTCCAGAACCTTGTTCTCTCACCATTAAGCCTTCTCTCCTTCTTTGAGAAGCCTGCATTCGTCAAGATTGCTCCTACTACCTTGCTTGGCAAGTCCTTCTTGTACTTTTTTCCAAAGAGAGTCTCGTAGAAGGATTGGACGGCAGCGACGATGCTTTCAATCTTTACCTCGTGAGAATCCGTCTTCTCAACCATGGAAAGGCTTTTTACGAGCTTCTGTGTCCAGCTCTTGGATAGGTCAACTCGCTGACACTTGTCTAGTGTCTCCGCTATACTACTATCTCTCTCTCTCTTCTTGCGGTTGGTGGTAGGGTTCAGCTTCTCCTTGTTCCAGAGAGTCTTGGCAACCTTTACAACCTCCGATGTATGGAAGGTTGATGGGTTCTCAATCCTGTCAACTGAGACCTGCTTCAGATGGTCCACGAATCCCTGGAAGTCATTGGTTCCAATAAAGTCGTGGATCTTCCCACCAGCATACTGAACAAGGGAAGAGTTACGCTCCCCTTCCTTCCAAACCAGACCAAGAACTCCCGTCATCTTCTTTTGGTTTAGGATGGGCTTAGAGGAAATAACTCGCTGACGCGAGTCTAGGGCTACGCAGAAGCCTTTGGCTTCAAGTGTCTCCGCTATACTACTATCTTCTTCTTCCTCTTGACTGAACTCGGCTTCAAGCCTTGACTTGTAGAGCTCTCTCCAGTTCTCAGGAAGTACGGCAATCTCGGTGGAGAAGAATGGGTTCTCTAGATCCACTGTATAGACCCCCTTCTCTGTTCTAGAACCTGGGGCAAGGACGTAGGTGTTTCCACGAACGTCAATATTTTTGAAGAATGGGACGTTAGTCAGAGGTTCGTGGGATAGAACGTACAGATGCCTACCTCCAGAAGGGGTAGCCGAGATGAAGGTCTTCAAGTCAAGGATCTCAATGACTTTCTGGATCTTTCCCTGAATCACACCCTTGTTGTCAAGATCAAAGAAGCCGAGGTACAGAGACTTCTCTTTGTCAATCCATCCAGGAAGGATTCCAAGGTTGGTGCTTGCTGGCTCTCCAGTGACCTGGGAGAGCTTCTCGTTCCACTTGGCAAGCGCAGCTCCAGTCTCCTTGAGACCTGTCAAGCAAAGGTTCTTGTAGAACGTTTCCCCGTTCTTCATTTTACCCTTGGTCTTGACAAACTCGGCAGTAAGCCTTTTCTTGCCGTCACAGATACAGAAGGACACAAACCTATTAGCGTCCTCGCCCTTGGCCGCAAACTTCTTCTGGAAGAGGCGGTCAAAGCTCAACCTTCCCAGGATTGGTTCAAGGCAAGAATAGACGTTCGTCAACGTATCAGCAGCTTCCTGGTTCTCGTTGCACAAAGCAAGGAGTTGTTCGTCAGAGAAGCTGAGAAGGTCTTTTAGTGTTTTCTGTGTGTTGTTCACTTGTTTCTCCAAACCCTTGTCTAAGGGGCTTACTGGTAATTATACCTGTCCCTTGCAGTGTAGCTACCCTGGGATGTTTTTTCAACTTCTTTTCAAAGGTGGTTGACAATGAAACGAGTATGCGGTACTATTTATCCATGTTGGAGGCGTTAGTTGTTGTTCTCCTCCAACAGTCTGTGTAGGAACCCCTGGTAGCACCCTCAAATAGAGTTGGCTCCAGGGGTTTCGCACATTTAGGGGATAGTTAGATGAGTCAGAACTTCGTCTGATACCCCTTGGCCCACCCAGAACTCACCTGGGTGGGCTTTTCTTTTGGCTACCTCAGCTTCTTGATTGGAGCAAGGGAGACGATTCTTCTGGTTGTACCATCTCCAAGGTATGCCCAGGTCTTCTGGTCGACCTGTAGGCCACTTGTGCCGTAGGCATCAAAGCGTAGGTCAAGTGTTCCAGAAGCGGCAGCAGCAGGCCAGTTAACCACACCAGTGTTGATGGTCTCAGACAGAACGATCGTGTTGGAGCCAATGGAGGCAATGGTGTAGGACTGGTATATCCAGGTTGCCGTATCTCTTATGATGAACTGAACCTTATCTCCCGGGTTGAACCAGTTGATTCCAAGATCGTTGGCTGTTCTGCTATATCCAGCCAAGTTGGAACCAGCGTAGTCAGTAGGAGATTCGGTTGAACTTCTTCCTGTTGTGATGTAGGAACCTGTTACAGTCAAGGTCTTGGTTGCAACATTGACATTGGAAATCTTGACACAAGGAGAGAATCCAGTGTTCACTGCTCTTGGGAAGAGGATACCTGTGATGCTAACCTTTCCTGTTTGGATGCTCGTTACCTTCTTTTGGACCAAGAGTTTAGCCGAAGCAAGAGCGCGCCCACCCTCACTGTTCGGTACCAACCAATCAGATACGGTAATAACCATACCTGGGTAGATTCGTGTCATCCATGACAAAGGTAGGTGAACCGTATAAGCGGTGTACGGTTCCTTGAAGAGCTCAAAGAATTTGGACTTAATATCGGCTGCGATAGTACCAATAGCATCTTCTCTTTGAAAAATTGCATCCTCAATTCCAACCTTTGACATGTTAATGTCAATACGCTGTACATCGCCATACTTTGCTCTGGATTCTTGGTTGTTGATCAACATACCTTTACCGTCTTGGATGCCATCAGATGACACAACAACCGTGGTAATAACGTTGTCTCCAATGTCCTCCCAGGTTGGCTGCTCACTCTTGATGTAGTCATTGGATGTAAGTGTCCACGAACTACTTGTTGTCGTGGAAGGCTTTGTGATGCGAGCAAAACGCATCTTTCCTTCCGTGGTTGTGGTTGGGGCAATGCCGTAGTATTGTGTCATTCCCTGGATTACATCTCCAATTGAAGTCTTTGGTTCCAGAAGCAACTCTGTTGTAAGAGATGGGTTCTGCAACTTTAGGGACATGTAACTGTTGAACGAGAAATCAAAGTCGGTATCATACTTGAATTTCTCAATGATTCCGTACCTGATCAAATCAAGCCAATGCCTTGATTTCAACGACATCCTATGTTCAAGGTCCACCTGTTGCATGACGAAGTGAATTGACCGCCATGACTCTGAACCTAGAGAGAAATTGTCTGACAATCTCTGGAAAGAGGTATCTGCTGGATTCTTTGCTTTGAAGACAGCAGAGCCACTTTCAAAGTAAAGTGGTGCTCTACCAGCCCCAGAAGTATTTGGCAGGTTTTGCGCTGCCCAGTCGTAAGAACTTGCCGAGCAGTAGTAGAACATCCTCCTAGCTTTGTGAGGAAGGCCGCTAATCACAGTTGGGTCTGAGGGAAATGAAGCAGACACAATAGATCCGCTTGAGTACACAATATTTGGGTTTCTATATGACTCAGCCTCAATGTCTCCAACCCAGGTTGTTCTGGTCAAGCAAGTATTGATGCTTCCAGAGTTGACAATCTCAAACTGCTCCAGAGAATCAACCCTATCCACAATCAAGTGGTTGTTATCAGCAGCGACAGCTCCATTCTTAAACACCTGGAAGGCCGACCATTCTGGGATTGGAATGAACACCTTCTTCTTTCCAGCATCTTGGTCTGATGTAATAGGAAGTTCAGACCATTGGAATGGTCTAATAGCTCTGGCATCAATGCCAGCACCAACTCCACCGTAGTTACCAAACAACTGTGTTCTAAAGTTCACAGACGGACTACCATCTGGAAGAATCAAAGAGAACTTATTCTCTGTGATATCAGCCTCAATTCCAAGTGGAATTGTCCAACCGTCAAAGAGCTGTCCAGCGGTCCTGTTGCGCTCCCAAACATAGTGAAGTCCATAGGAATACCTGGACGGATAGTCTCGTTCGTTATACTCAATGTTCCTATTGCTTGGAACCTCAAATTGAATGTCTGGTGAAGTTGGTGTTACAATGCGGAAGCCAAGTTTTCTAGCATCCCAGCCTGCCAACCTTGTCTTTGCTTCTGTGACCTCATAGGTCTTTCCCTTGAGATCTGTCCAGAAGTGCTCGCACTGAAGCTCAATTGGAGCACCGTTGCCAGAAGCACGGGGAGCCCTTCCTCCAACACCTCTCCAGAGAACAGACCAGTTTCCATCCTCGTCTCTTCTCCAAAGCAGGACCTTCTGACGATATGGACCTGGATACGAGAGATAGATGGTAGGATAGTAGTTGCTGCTGGCGTCGACCCTATGGGTCTGCCTTCTGGTTCCAAGGGCCGCTCTCGTGTTCACATTGACGTTTTGGCCTGAGATGCTATCCTTCTCAAAAGCTTCGCCATTGATCCAAACAAAGCCAAATGTGTCTGGAACGATGTTCTCTCCACGAACAGCAAACTGCCCTGTGTTGTCGTCAGCGGTGTATGTTGCAGCCAACTGGCAGGTTTCTTGATTCTTGCTGGTGAACAACTTGGAAGCAATATTGACTGTCTCGCCCTCATAGGTCATCAGGATGTCGTGCACCCTAAAGGTGATACCATCGGCGTTGAAGTTGCTGTTCAGTAGGTCAAGTTCCTCAGAGAAGTCACCAATGCTGTTTGGATCAAGAGCTCCATTGGCAACCTGGGTAATGGCACTAATCCCATACGGCCAATCTGCATGATTGATCGGCAGACTTGACATTGAGTCAATATAGCCAATTCCTGGGCTGGTGAAAACGACTGGGCAGCCTGCAATTGTGAGCAAATATCCTGTTGAAGCCATTGTTCCTCTTTGTGTTTGCCGACCTCGGCCAGCAATACAAGCATAAGTAGCTCTCCCCCTTGGCTTGGAGGTATTCCCAGGTAAGAACTGTAGAAGCCTCTGGAAGCCTCTATAGCGCCTCACACTTGAAGCAAGGATGATTGGTCATTCCATTTCTTTTGAAGCCTTGCTGAGGCTTGTGGAGCTTCCTACGGGTGTCATACTTAGAGCAATGAGAGACAAGAGAGAAGAACTAGAGTTGCTTGGAACCAAGGTAGCTGCTGACATTCGTCAGTATGCTAGATCCAAACTGTTCTCCTCTTTTGCTTTCATTGCCGAAAACAAGGAAGAGAGAGAAGAAAAAGATGGAAGAGCAGAAGACAGAAGGTCAGCCTGTGAAGACAAGGGTGATCATTCTCTTGAATAGGTTCAACGAACCTGGGGTCGACCAGCCGTGCTTGAATCAGAAGACGTTGCTTGCTGATTCTGATGAGTTTTACGAGACCCAGAAGAGGGCAGTGGAGGGATCCTTCAATAGGTTTTCTGGTGGATTCCACAAAGTTGTGCACTTCCTTGAAAAGGAACAGGTGTTTCTTGACAGGATTGTGGTCGACTCCTTTGAGGTTTACTGCCCTATTGGAATGAACGAATTGATCTACATGGCGGAGAGTTACGTGCTCACAGAGAATGACATCTTGAGATTCTTCCCAGAGGTTCTGGAGACCAATCCAACTCCCGTATCACCAACCAATGAGGAATTGGCTCTCATCTGCGAGCTTGCCGATGACATCACTGACTCGGTCAACTGTCTCCCAGGTGATAAGCCAACTGAGCTTGAACTCAACTAAGCTGATTATCTTGTAATTGTCTTGTGTAAACAATACTTATATCTGAGGGTAATCAGATGGTACAAGACAAGACGGCACGCAAACTGGGAATCATTCTTTCAGCTCTTAACGAACTGGAGCAGAGAATGGAGAAGATCAGCAATGCAATTGATAGTATTGCCGAGGGACAGAACAACCTTGGGCAATCACTTGCAAGGGTTGCTGACCTTCAAAAGGAGTACGCAGAGAAAAGGAGTGAGGAACTGCTCAATTCCATTGAAGCTAGTTTCTCGGAAGAAGAGAAGAATTAGTTTCTCCTCGGCTGCTTCTTTTGAGACTGGTTGACTTGGTCAGCCCTGTATTCAAGAAGTCTAACACGTTCAGAGACGCTATTCTGAGTTTCCTTGACCTTGTCAAGTTCGTGCTTCAGGTCAGAGAATCCCTTCTCAACGTCTTTGTCAAGCTTATCAAACTTGTCCTGGAGATCCTTGAGTCCATGCTTAATGCCGAGGACTACGGTGATAGCTGAGATCAATCCAGCAATGACCCATTGGGTGAAGTTCTGAAGACTGAACGATTGTTGGGCAATGGATTGGGCGACAAGAAAGAATGGTTCGTATAGCATGGCGGTCCTTTGTGGTAATTATACCAAACCTGTTGGTAGACACATGTCCTGGTGGTCACAAAAGAAAAAGGGCTGGTGCCGAAACACCAGCCCATCCTGGGCGACAGAGAGGGATCAACCCAGGAATACTCTTTCAGCCGTGGGCAAGCACGAACGGTGCGTAGCTAAGATCAGACGACCGACCTGCAACCAAACCGTTCAACTTGCTCTTGACGGTAACCTCGCAGATCAAACGACCATCTGCATCGCTCCACTTTGGTGCGCCGACAATCTGGCAGGTTGGGATGGAAGCAACCATCCAGCGACGAACTCCATTGGAGTCAAGCTTTGGTACCATGACGTGAAGCTGCATGTCCGTTTGAGCATTCCAGTTGAAGTCGGCTTGTGTGTCAGCTCTGAACTTAAGGGTTGCCTCAGCAAACGTCCTCTCGCCTGTGCGCATGACGCCAGTTGCACCTTCAACTCCACCAAGCTCCTCAAGGAACATCATTCCTGGGGTAACCTTGAATGTAACCGACTCAAGAGGATAGTGAACCCTTGTCGTGGTTGCCGTGGATTGGAACGAGCAGCTAACCCCAACAGCAGCGAATGGAGCTCCCAGGGACTCTGTGGCATATGTCACAGCAATGGACTGCGAGCCAGTTGTCCAGGTCTTTGCCTCAAGTTCAAAGGAGGCAATAATTTCCTTATCCCTTTCAATCTTGAGATCAAAGCTGTTTACCTTGCAGCCCTTGTAGGTCCACTGCATGTCAGAGCTGTCAACCTTGGCGTGCTGGAAGGTCAAGGTATTTGTGTTCGTCTCGGTTGGGTAGAAGTTGTCCATGTTGGCAACAACCGAACCAGAGGCAGGAGCCGAGGACAGGGCTGGGGTGACCGTAAGAGCCGTTGCAGAGCTAGAAATCACAAGAGCTGGCTCAAGTCCTGCTGTGGTTGTGAAGAGCGCCCACTGGCCCCTGGAGAAGTACCCCATGCTGTCGACTGGAATCACTGTGGTGCTTGGGGAACCTCCAGCAAGCGAACCTGTGCTTGTCTGGTGGCCACCGAACACGGCCTTCAATGCCTGTTGCTGGTAGTTCTCAGAAGGGTAATTGGAGCCCGAGTAAGCTACAAGAGGAACCCTGGGATACATGTCAAACTTGACAGTTCCTCCTTTGAGTCCACGAACCGTATTCTTGCGGTCGTAGAGCCTTGCAGACTCCGTCTCGTTCTCAATCTCGGTCTGGGAGTGAGCCAATTCAACCGTTCCTGCAACTGGGAAGGCACGATAAAGCGAACTTGCTGTAGTTCCAAATGTGCTCTCAAGTCCCAGGAATGTGGATGCAATCTTTGATTTTACGTTTACCTGTGCCATCGCTTTTCCTTTTCGCTAGCCCTACCCCATCTGGGATATGAGTTTATTCTCACTTAGATATGTTGCCAAGGGGAACTATCAGACATAGGAGGTGGCTGCTCCTGCTTGGAATGAGGTTTTGAACCTAATCTCACAGACCAATTTGTTGCCAGTCTGCGTTACGGTCATTCTTTGGAGGATTGTATTAAAGACCTCTGGAGTCAGTCCTCCATAGTTTCCGTAGTAAGTCAGAACCCTCTGGATATCATGGAAGTCGGTGTTGATACGATCCATCAGATCGTCGTAGTAACCAGTACCGTTGACCTCGTCTGTTCCTTCAGTAAGGTCATCACCTAGGTGAGTGTAGAAATATGATACCTTGACGATCACGTCCATGTCGTAGAGAATATACCCGTCAATGTGGTTAACTGGAACAATTGGGGTAATTCCCTCGCAGGTAACTTGAAACCTTCTCTCTGTGGTCGACTCGTAGCCGTCCTCAATCTGACCAGCGTCTCTGTCATACAACCTAAACCTTCCAGTTGAGATAGAAAAGGAAGCGTTTGGGGCATAGTCGCCGAGGATCAGGTTTTGGAATCGTGTTTTGATGGTGCTTGTCAGTGACATGGTTATCTCCTAACAATCTTCATCTGACGAACGTACTTGTCACCTGGACCATTGGTCGACCCATCTTGGTCCATATCAACTACGGCAGAACCGAGAGCAAACTTGAGTTCCTCATCAAACCTCTGGGCCATGAGATTGCGATAGTCAAGGTAATCTGGCCCTGCAAGCTCAGCCAAAGTCATACGGCAGAAGTAAGCGTGAGGTTGAGTCAAGACCACAGTTCCAACAAGGGAGCCTGGGGAATAGTTGATTGCAATGCGATTCAAGACCATCTCCCAGGTCTGTGTCTTGAAGTCCTCAAAGGAGATACCTGAAGGCATCTTCTTGGTGAGAGTTGGATCAAGGTCTCGTAGGGTCTCAATGTTCAAATGAGAGATTGGCATATACCTTGCAACAGTGAAAGCTTCAACGTGTGTTTGCTGAGCTGAACCGCTAACCGTATATGAGATTTCAATTCTATGACCAGTCCCAATGGTATTACACTGAGCTGCCGTCAAAGTGATATCAACCTGGGAAGATACGATTGGATCATTGTTAGCATGGTCCCAGAGCAAAGGACGCATCAAGCGAATGGTGTTTGCTGTCTTGCTCTTGATGGTAACAAACTCAGCAGTGTAGTCTTCTGGGTCGGTATTCCCAATGATATACCTATGCCCAACCTTAAAGTTGGTGGTTGATCCAATGTTAAGCGACGTGGCTCCTGCTGTTGCTGCTGCATTGACAGAACTAGAAACAGTCTCAACAGAAACACTTCCTGTTCCATTGCTTCCTCCAGCAGGAAGATAAAGGGAAGCCGTCACACTTCCTGTGTCTGGTTTTTGTGGGAGTTGGCAGTGAAAGATTCCGCCAACGTTGTAGAGCATGAAGTTGTTTGGTTGCATGAGCTTCCTCTTTCTTGGTAGATATGGACTTATTCAGGAGAGCTTGGTCGACTCTTGGTAGCTCCATGTCTCAAAAGCTAGAAGAAGAAGAAGATAGTAGTATAGAGGAGACACCCTATCCCCCCACGCCAATAAGTATAGCGTTGTAACCTGTGTGTACACTAGTTACCATTACAGAGGACCAATGAAGTACGAGAAGAAGAACAAATACAGAATGGGGGAGCTCAAGCACGGACCGACAACAGTGGCGTCTGTCAGGCTTCCAGAGACAACAATTGCAGTTATTGAAGAGATGGCAAAGTCTGTTGGCGAGACCAAGGGACAGTTCATTGCCAATGCCATCATTCACAGGATGATCCAGGTAGACATGCTGTCTCCTGGAGAAGCAAGCAAGGCAGCTCTGGAGAACCCAGGAAATGCCAAGTTCATTGAACTCCTGAAGAAGTGGCTGGTATCAGACGAACGAGAAGATACGGAGCTTCCTGGTCTCTTTGAGATTCCAGACATCAAATGAAGAAAGCCTGGACACCATTGCCCAGGCTTCTTGCTTTTAGGTCTACAAGACCGTTTAGTTGAGGCTGGTTAATCAACCAAGCTTGACTTCACGAACGAGCCAAAGCCCTTTCTTGCCAACCCTGGATTGAGCAACACCATGTCCGTAGCGCTCCATGATGGAGATTGCTTCGTCAAGGGGGAACATCTTTGGCTTGTCGCCAATCTCAACACAGTAGTAGGGCGCTCCCTTCATACCGTACATCCTACTTGCTCGCGTCTGATTCGTAGCAAAAGCAGGACCACTGTACTTTGCAGCACGAATCTCTTCGGCTGCCTTGGATTCACCCTGGGATGCAATGTCCTTGTGCCATCCTCCGCATACCTTGGCAGCAAGAACCTTTCCGCGCCTTGGTTCTGGAACAAGAGCTCCATTGTAATCATGGATTGGAATTGCGTCCTGCCTGTATTGAGCAGGAATAAGAGCAAGGGCAATGACAGAATAGTCAGCCGAAAAATCAGAATCGCTCCTGAGCATGGTAAGAGCAGCAGTCCTTGGAAGAACGTCTCTTTGCGAATGAAGTTGCAAAATGCTCGTTAGGACGGCATATCCTCCATCAATCAAGCGTTGGATTTCCTTCTTGATGTAGCCGTCAAGGATCTCTGGACTCTCTCTCTTGTAGTTCGTTCTCCAGTCAGCAGCGAAGTCGTATGCGATACGATCGTCTGGATTCTCTGACTGCTCGCGCTGTTCACGCTCAGAGAGTTCGCTTTCTGCCGTCTCAAGCAATTCAACAGGTGCTTCCTTGGTTCCATTTTTAGCCATATTGTTCCTCTTTGGGTTCAGAGTTAAATATATGGGAAAGTGGATTGTCCCAGGAAAACTATCTTTATTGCTGGTCAACCAATGCCTGGATAATGGAGCTTGCAATCACGGTGTCCCCGTAAGCCATCTTCTTTGATGGGATTCTCCAGGACCAAGCCCAAATGACAGGATCAGCTTTCCTGATCATGCTATTGCCAGCGTTGATGTTCAAGTCCTGGATCGTTGCATTGGTCTCGGCAAGCTCAAGGACGACGCCGAGTTCCTTCTGAATGGAAAGCAGGAGACCATGGAGGTCGACAGCTAGCCATTGGAGCTCCTCTGAGGTCATCTGTGTCATCCTAAGCTCCAGGACGACCTTGGATTCGTTCCGCGCTGTTGCTGGCTTTAGAAGACCGTATAGAGTCTCCTGGAGCTTCCTGCTCATGAACTCCTTGATGACTTGGTTGGGTGGATTGTTCCGTCTGTCATTGAAGGAGTTACGGGCCTGGGAAGCTTTCTTTGATTGATATGATGCCATGTGCCTCTTAGCTCTAAATAGTAGCGTCTTCACTACTTTGGGATGAGGAAAGAGGTAGCTTGTAACCTTCGTAGGAAGGTGTGATGCCCTTCAGCATTCTCTTGAACTTGAAGAAGCTGAATCCATTCTCCTTGCAGAACTTGGATAGGTTGTCAATTGTCATCAAGTTGCCGTCAGGTCCAATGACTTCGTATGCGGTTGCCTTGAAGCAGTGAACCTTTAGGTGATCCATACCACCAGAGATAAAGCGTTCCTTGGCTTTGGTAGAGAGAACAGCCCTTTTCTCCTCAGACTGTTCCCTGGAGATCAGACCGTCTTTCCAGAGTCTCTTGGAATGCTCCGAGCACTTGCGCTTATACTCCTCAAGCTTGACAGGATCGGCTTCCCTCTTGGCCTTAACCTTCAGGTAGGCTTCCCTCTTGCGCTGACGGGATTCCTCTGTTGATAGAGTTTCCTTCAAATTCTGCGAAATAGCCTTTCTTGACTCTGGGTCTGCCCAACGTTCCTTGAGCTTCTCAGAGATCAAAGCTCCGTTTGCTTTCTTTGTTGCCGAGATACTAGCGCCAAGCTCGGCCCTGAAGGTCTCATCGTCAAGTGCAACCTTCTTGCCAGTGTGCATCCTTTCCAGAGCAGCAACCTTGTATTCTGGATCGTCCCAAAGCTTCTTCATTGACTCTGACTGCTTCTTCTTGGTTTCCTCTGGGTTGCTGGAATAGTAGGTGCGTTCCTTGTCGGTAACCTTTTGCCTGAAGTTGTAGCAGGCACGAGAGCCGTCAGGAAGAATGGACTGGTAAATCTCACTAATACACTCCTCTTCTCGTTTGTTCCTGTTCTCCTTGGTCGACTCTTCCATGACCTCAATGACTTCAAAGACAAGGAAGTCATCGTGTCCGAGCTCTTCCTTGCATTTGTTGAAGTCGTTCTGGAGGAACTTATTCTGGTGCTTGTTGGATCTTAGTGCAGCAGAATGAGAGGACCATCTTTCCTTGAATCTTTTTGCTTGACCAATGTAGATGCGGTTGGAGTGAGTGTTGGTAATCTTGTAGATTCCAGACTTGAGCGAGTGCGATTGATAGTTGAACTTCATCTAAGTTTCCCCTTGCTGAAATGAAAAAAGCCTCACTGGTTTCCCAGGAGGCTCTTGTCACCTCAGAGCTAAGTATAACTCAGAGGGCAGGTTTTGCAAGTCAGACCCTAAGATCAATTTGCGTAATCTTTGCATGGACTGCTCTGTCTTCCAGAATCAGTGCCATAGCTCCAACCACTGCCCTGTTGACACCGAGGTTCGTTGCTGGAACGTCCTTGGAGGTAGGCTCAATGTGGACAGCGATCTTGGCCTTGCTCATGTCAACGAAGTAGCACTCAGTTGCCGAAGCACCTGGGATCACCACGATTGGCATGCCGTTGAACTTGACAGGCTGACCAACTGGGGCCTTACCAAGATCAAGCGACTGGCCGTACATTCCACGCATGTTGGAAGCAACAGCTCCTTCATAGATCGTGAACACTGCTGGGCTCATGAAGACAACAATATCGCCGATGCTTGCATTGGTTGCAAGGAGGTCAGAGTAGGTGTCATCAAGAACCGAGACGAACGAGCTGCCCGAGCAGGTATTCTCAACAGATGCCCAACCAGCGTATGTGCTTTGGTTGATACCGTGAGCTGTTCCTGTGCTGTCAATGAGAGCCGAGATACCAACAGAAGCACCATTTCCGCAGAAAAGGTCTTCAAAGTATTTCATGAGCTTCAAGGTAGCTGAGCGCTCTTCACGAGCAAGAACGTCTTCGTATGTTCCACCATTTGCTTGGTTGGCAAGCTGACGATCTGTCACGCCGTATGGAGACTTACCGAAACTTACAACCTGCGATGCACGAGGTGTAAGGGTAGAACCAAACGATGTGATGGACTCGTTCTCTGTCCATGCCGAAGCTGCAAGGTCAGTTCCCACAACGTAGTTCCACTCAAGGGTCTGAGAGCCACCAGTTGGAAGGAAACGACCACGAGCCCTGAATGCAGAGATCAGTGGGGTTGCGTTGAAGACGCCGTCAATTGCCTGACGTGGGTTGACGTTTGGTACAAGATAGTTTGCACCCGAGACTGCTGTTGTTGCGTTGTTTGCCATGATTCAATCCTTTTATCCAAAAAAGGGAAAGAGCAAGCGAACCTTGGTTTCCCTTGGCTCGGCTTGCTCTTTCTGGGTACCATTACCCTTTTCTGTTTCCCAGGACTGTCTGGGCTGCGAAGCGGCTTAGTTGTATATATGGGAATTCAATCAAATGCCTTGAACGAGATCCCATTTTCCTGACCCATGTCAATGACAATTGGAAACGAGTTGTAACTAAGGTCTGTGCACCTAAAACGTTCATTGTCAATGGAGTACGGGGAAGTCTTACCGATCACACGCTTGAACTTCGTTGGGTTGTTCTTGATTTCCTGGATCAAGGATTGAAAGTCCGTCGTGCCAATCACCACGAAGTTCCTGCGCTTCCATGGTGTTGTCGTGTCCTTCTGTGTGTAGTTCAGAAAGCTGTCGCTCAGGATGTCAGATACCGTCATCTCAAACCTTCCTTCCAAAGAAGTCTTCCTGGGAGAACACGGGGGAGCCGTGCTTGTTGTTTGGTGTTGGAGCCTTCACTGTTGGCTTTGGTCCAGACTGAATAGGTGGGATACCAGAAGGTTGAGCCTGTGGAGGTTGAACGTAGTAGTCCTTCCCTTCAATCCAGGACGACATAAAGGTCTCAGCGTCAATTGGAACAACAACCTGCTTGCCATCCTCTTCCTTGAGCTCCTCCGAGAACACAGCGTCTCCTTGAACCTTGAACTTGGAAGATACAAGGCCAAAGATGTCATCAAGAGCTGTTTCCTTGATGTTCAACTTCTTTGCCACCTTGGCAACCTCGGCTCGGATGATGGCCGTCTCCTTCTCCTTGGAAACCTGAGATTGAAAAGCAAGAAGCTCTTCCTGCTTCTTCAAGAGCTCGGCTTGCTCCTTGCGGAACTTCTCAAGCTCCATCTTCTTCTCGCGCAATTCCTTTTGCAGGGCTCGCATGTTTGCAACTTCCTCTGGTGTGCTACCAGAAGCAGGAGCTTGTCCCGTAGTGGTCGACTGTGTTGATGCCCCAGGCTGAACTTCTGTTTTCTTGACAACAGCCTGATTTACCTTTTTGAGATATTCAACGTACCTTTTCATCATTCCTCTTTTCCTGCTTTTGGGACAGGTATCAAGGTTAACTATGAGGAAGGAGACTTTGATATATGAGAAAGTGTTCTGTTCTGCGAGCTATCAACCTATTGGTTGGGGTACATCGTGGACGAAAACAGCTTATTCTCACATGTCCATTGGTTCAACTTCCAGGTCAGCAGCGGCTTCCTGGAGAGCGAGCACGATCTTGTCGCCTGGGACTTCGGTGATATCCTCAGATGGTTGAGCATCGGCTCCTGCGTCTGGGGACGGTGCAGATGCGATTGCAACCTTGACACTTCCATCTTCTGCAAAGCTAAAGCGGAGGTCCTGGAGCAAAGCAAGAGGGATGTCCTTACCTTGGGCCAACACTTCACCAATAGCAATTTCCAGGATGTCCATGAGCATCATTGCCTTTGCTTCTGGATCAAGTTGAGCTTCCTGGTCGCTGAGTCCTGCTTGTTCTACGTCTACCATTTTGTGTTCCTTTGCTATTCCCGCGATAAGGGATTAATCAAATGTAGATATGGGCGAACTATCGTTGTTGTGCCCATGTCCTTGTTCGGTTATTTTCCCTTGGCTCCTGGGATGCTGACAATGACGGGGGCTTGTTTGATATCCCTGTAGAGATTGCCTGTGTTGTAGCCGATCTTTGTCGTGCCCTTCTGTTTGATGTATTCCCTAGTCAGTGGCTTAAGTGGAACGTCTTTCATGCCAGCTCCAAACCGTCCCAAGACAATTTCCTTGTACTTGAGTCCTCCAGCTTTCAGAGCAGCCTGGAGGGCTTTGGCTGGATTTGAGACCAAGTCTTGCTTGGCATAGACCGAAGCAATCTCGGCTACGATATCTTGAGCATTGGCTGGGGTGATTTGAAGAAAGTCTCTCTCCTGTCTCTCTTGGTACCAAAGCTTGTCAAGACTGTCTTGCTTCTTTAGGGCAAGTTCAATTGAAAGCTTCTTTGGGATGGACGCGATTAGATCATTTGTGAACTGCTTCAGGGTCTTCATGGTTCCTCCGAGAAGGAGAGAGAGATAGTAGTATAGAGGAGACACCCTAGAGGCCCTTTGATTTAAAGCCCCCACAGTGGTAGACTATTAACCAACGGACTCTGGTGTGGTCGGTGGAGTTGGAGGCTCTGCTGGAGCTCCTGGAGCCGCTGGTGGGGTTGTTTGAGCAGGTTGAGCATTGGCCTTGACAACCTCCTTGACAACGATCTGCGACACCTCGTCAGAGAGACCCAGGGCATTGGTGATAATGAAGAGCAAGGCTTCCTTCTTTGCCGTATCACCAATCTGGTATTCCTTTGAAAGGTCAAGAACAGACTTGGCATTCTGAAGGGCAGCTCCCATGTCAACTGGTGAGAACTTGTCAGGGTACGAAACAGAGAATCCAGGATCTCCTTGAATTCCAAGGATCTTGGAGGACAGATCAAGCAGCTTGCCCTCAAACTTGCCCATCTCCTTTGCAAAGCGCCTCACGGCGTTCTCAAACTCCCTGGACTTAACTGTCAAAGCAAAGCCTGAGCTATTGACTCCAGCAGCGCTATTGAGGTCAAGGTGAGCAGCAGCGAAGGCTTTATCAATCAACCAATCAGACTGAGCCTTGAGGGCCTCTGTTGTATCCTTGGATGGTGAGATGTACGAAGGTGCGTTCGTGTCAGAGTCATAGGTGAGAGCCAACTTCGTCCCCATCCCAATCTGGGCCTCTGGTGTCAGCGATCCATTGGAGGTCTTGATTGGGTAGGTGAGCTGCGGAAACGACATTCTCAGGATGTCCTGGGAATAGGATTGAAGGTTGTAAACTTCCCTGCCGATCTGGGCCTGTGATTCAACAAGGGAGATTCCAACAGGAACCAAGGAACTTGTATCCCTTTGGTAGTAGGATACAACGACTGGAAGTTGACCTTTCAAACCAGGAGCAAGAGGTACACTATTCGTTACCTCTATCTCATCCAGGTTAAATCCCTTGCTGAAGTCAACCCTACCTGTCAGGGTGTGGATTCCAGTGTCATTAATTCTGGTGAAAACAACGTCCTGGATGGCTGGAGCCGAAGCATTGGCAACCTCAGCTTGGTTCACGAAAGCAAAGTCAATGATACGACCAAAGTCGTCCGTCTTCAGGAAGATGACCTTTGTTGGGTCAATGAGAATAAAGCGGATCTTTGTTGGATCATTTGGTTGGACATCAACAACGACGAATGTCCAGCCGTAGATGCAGTCCTCGGTGGCAACATTACGAATGAACTCATCATAAGACGAACCCATTGTATCAACATCATTTCCGATACCCTGGGAGACCTTGCCAAAGTTTCTTGTTGGTGGCTTGGAAGACACGGCGTCCACATAAGCCGAAACCACAGGTTTCACGAGGTTGATATAGGACGCCATCCTAGTTCTTGAACTAAATGAAGCAGCGGACTCTCCGTCATGCGGAATCAGGTAGCTACTGAAGGCTGAGGTTGAGATGGGAATTGGGTTGCCGTCTTTGTCAACAGCGTACTCGCTTACACTCACAGACGACAGCACCGACTGAGCTGGGTTGCTGTAGTGGTAACCACCTCTGTATGAGTCCCTAAGAAAGGTCAGATAGGCCCTGATATTGTCGTATGTTGCAACTTGCATTTGGTTATCCTTGCACCAGCTTGAGCCAGTGGCGTTAACCGTAATTAGGTGATGTTTTCACCAAGCCAAAAGCTGTGAATGAGGATTTCACCCGTTACATCGTCAGTTACCGCTGTTAGGTAGCAGTCAACAATTTGGTCTGTTCCATCCGTTGGAAGGTCGACTGTGCCAGTAATAGTGGCAAAGCTGGCTCCGACAGCCAGATTAAGCTGGACTTGATTGTATCCTACTCCTCCATGTTTCCTGTAATTCAGGAACAAGTATGGCTTCGTACCACCAGCAGACGTGGAGTAGATGACTGAGATGTTGTATGGGCAGGTTGTCGTGGTAAGTCCGTAGGTGTTCTTTGCTCTGAGATAGAACACTCTGTTGGATGAATCGGCATTATTCGTGCCAACACCGTAGGAAAGAGCCGTTTCTGTTCCAAGGCCATATGGTTTGATGAAAACCCAATTCTTCTCAACGTCGTAAAGGGATGAGAGTTGGATTTGGTTTCTGTTTCTTTGACGGGCAATATCAAGATTCCTCACAATTTCCTGAAATCCATACTTCTTCTTTGGGGATGAGGTGGTGTCAATGAAGGAATCTGCCATATCCATGGACGCCCTTCCCCAAGACTCCTCAACTCCAGGATCGGTTGTGAAGTTGATCAACTGCTGGCGAGGAACCTCAAAGGCTGTTACTGTCCTGAATCCGTGAGCTGTTGCAGCAATTGACGACCCTGTCATGGCATACCAGGAACCAGTGAAGACAAGTACGGAGGTTGACACGCAATTGGATACGTCCACGAACTCCCTGATCACCTGACGACCAGCAGAAGCAGTTGGGTATAGAGCAATCTGCCTTTCAGTTCTGGCAACAGCCGAATTGACCATGGAACCAGACGTTGCATAGTAAGCGTTTGGCGGAAGGCCCAGGTCAATTGTCAGGGTCTTTGGGGAAGATGCAGCTCCGTATGGCGTCCAGAGTTCAAACTCAAAGCACACGAACTGCGTTGCTGGGCTCTTCTGGTACTGGATGTACATGGTACCAGTCAGAGGGGTAGCGGTGCTTGCCGAAAGCTGCTGGACTCCAGTTGATAGGAATGGCGATAGGTTGCTTCCAACAAGGAAGTTGGAGGTTTGAATCCATGGACCAACTGTCGTCCTTCCGTAAACTGGGCTTGCGACAACGTTGCTGTTCACATAGGATTCAACTGGAAAGGATGGGACTGGTGTTGGCATGGTTTCTGGTAATTAGAAGCTTTCCAGACGTCCTGGGACAGACGACGCACATACTGGTTACTTGGACACCTCGTGTCCTGCGGAGCTCTTGGACACTTCTTCAAGAGGAAGGAAGAAGATAGTAGTATAGCGGAGACACCCAAACTAAGTGTCTGAAACTATTGACTTACCTAACTTCAAAGGCAGAGATGGAGAAACAGTCGCCACCTGTAGCGTCCCACTTCAACCCAATCCAGAGATACACCTGGAAGACAGCCACCTGACCTGACTGCCCAGGCATGATGGTATTTGCTAGAACAGGCTGCTGACAATCCAGGGTAAGTTCCTGAATGGAGAAGCCACCTGTTGAGGACGAGAAGGTTGTCTTTGCAATGTATCCAGCACTTGGGCGAGCTGGGGTCGACGTAAGGTAGAGATACCCGTTTAGGTTGCCAGAATCAATGTAGAGGTCTAGGAGGACTCGGACCTTCCTCAGCGACTTCCTGTCAATTGTAATGTCCTTGTCTGCTGGAATCAGGAATGGACCGAACCTGTAGGCTGTCCTCTGGGTCCAGGAGATTTGTTGCTCGTCAGGAGCAGTTGCAAGGTTGACAGGCTCCCCAACGTCGGTGATTCCAGTATAGCCCGTCAAGTCATCCTGTGGGGGGTCTAGGTTACCTCCAAGGCTGGTTACGAGTTGCCTGCATCCCTCCATTGCGAGGTGGGAGAGGTTATTCGTGATAATCATGGCTGTCCCAGCATCAAGGGTTTCTCCGTCTTGCCAGAAGCCGCTTGTTGCTGCTGGGTGCTTGATGTACTTTGGGCTTGCTTCGTTGATGCGGTCGCCGTTGTCTGACATGCTCTACTCTTTCAAGGCTAATTATGCCACAAGAGAGGTGCAGTATGGGCAGCAAGGTATTGTACGAGGTTACGGAGCAAGGAAAACCGACATATGGGCCACAGAAAAAGGTTGTGCGGGTAACCATGGAGATTGGAGCGGCTCACTACGCTTTCCTCAAGGTCCTTGGTTCTCAGTGGATGGTTGAATTTCCTGATCTCATTGAACTGTTTGTGGAAAGGGTCTTCCCCAGGGAATTCGTCAAGTTCCAGACTATTGTTTACACTCTTCTACAGCGTGGAATGGGAATATCTGATATTGTCACCTACTTAATTGCAGGTGAACGAAATGAAGAAAGAATCATCTGGCTACACAAACAACGAAACCCAAGTCCTGGAAATGACAGAAGAGCAAAAGAGAGCTGATCAGGAATGGAGAGCCAAAGACAAGAAGAGGTTGGTTGCGAGTAAACAGAAGGCGAATCAGGTATTTGAGAAGGTTGTGATGCCATTCCTTGAATCGGTAAAAGTGCTATCCAACCCACTCTCATGCGAAGACGAAGGAGCTGAGGAAAGCATCAAGCTGCTTGACGAACACTGGGGGATTGACTGGATTGCTGAGAGAGAGGGAGGTAAGATTGGAATTGCAGCAAGAATCTCTGGTTTTGATGGATTCACGCTCAGGGAAAGAAGTAGGGGGTATAGGTCAGAGGTTGAGAAGTTCGCAGAGCACCTGGAGAACAAGCTTAACCCATTTGATCCAAGCAAGGTTTACCTCTTTCAAGTTGAGACAATTGTCGACTCCAATGGCATCAAGCAGCCGTATATGCTGCATATGATCAAAATGGAGAAATTGTTCCAGTTCATTAGGGAGTTCCCCAATGACGTTGTCCATCGTGTCAACAAGCAGGATGGAAACACATTCATCTATATCCCGAGCTCAAAGCTTGAACTCCGTGGATTCAAGGTAGTCAAGGCTCAACTACCAAAGGAGGGACTCCAGAAGGCTTCACAGAGCCCTTGAACTTAATGGAAGGACGATTGCACGTTCTGTCCAATTGAGAGCTCTGCTGAGCCTCCTATGAGTTCCAGACGGGCTTGCCGAGTGGTCTAGCACGAGCTTCGGTTGTTGCGAAGAAAGTTGCTGGCAGGTGCATGACGAGATAGCGGATTGGATCAATTGCGTGATCATCTCCTGCTTCTGGTTTGTCTATCGCCTTACCGTGTTTGTCAGTTGCCCATGCCCATCTTTGGAGTTCCTTGATGGTATTTAGGCAATTTCTGTGAACTAGGAGTCTATTCTCTGTGAAGAGCTTCTTCATTCGGTTAATAGACTCGTCTGTCTGCTTGATGGATGGAATGAATCTAGGACGGTGATTGAAGGCTCTATTGGACGCTGCAATGCGTTCGTTGTGGGCTGAGTCAACAATGATGGCCTCAACTCCATATGACTCCTTGATGCGTTTGAACTCCTGAAACCAGCCATTCTCGTCCCAGGTCATGCCGTTCTTGTAGGTCTCGTCAACTACTACAAGCTTGTTGTCTCTGGTTATGGCAAAGACAGAAAGGCAAGATGGGGCTGTATATCCAAAGTCAAAGGCGGCATAGAACTTGGATGTGTCGGTTGGGATAGACGAGACAACGTTCTTATCCTTGAATTCCTTGAAGACTGTTCCAGTCTTGGAGACATAGCGGGCATAGACGTTCTGCTCAATCCATTCAGGAGAAGCTTGGGGTTGATTGAGGATGTTCTGGATATAGTTGGTCTTGGCAAGGGCTGGATTGTCGTAGGTTGTAGCTCTGAAGACAATGGAGTTCTTGTTGTACCAGCAGTCGTCCGTTCCTTCAAAACCGTTTCCTGGACCTGTTCCAAAGGCATCTTCCATCCAGCCGAGAGCTGGTGTCGTTGTGATGAAGATTTGAGGTTTGATCTTTGGGTCAGTATTTCTAAGGCGGTTGACAAGCTCAGAATAAACCTCTGGGTCCTTCTCAACAGCAGCCTCATCAAAGGCAACCCAGGAGATTTCAACACCCTGCAAGCGCTTTGGATCGTAGGAGCTCTTCCAGTAAATCTTGCTCCCCGTCTCCTTGATGATCATTTCCTTGGTGTTGGCATTGAAAGTGTACCATTCCTGGGGAATGGTCTCTTGCCAGACACGAAAGATGCCTTGGCGAAGCATCTCAATGGTTGGGGCGATAACCATACCATTCTGCCCAGGACATTCAACGAAGACCTTCTTGATGATCTCAAAGACAGACGCCGTGGTCTTTCCAAAGCCAACACCACAAAGAAGAACCTTGACAAAGTGCTTATCCTTGTGGAATTCCACTTGCTTTGGAGATGGAACGTATGGGCCCTTGACAGCCATCACTCGTCCTCAACTGTTGACTTACAAATGTCAATGAATTCCTTACCGAAGATTTCAGACACCGACTTCCCGGCAACCTCAGCTCTGATAACCTTTCTGGTCTCAATGCCAAACAGGTCTTTCATGAGCTTGGCTCCAGAGAAGAAGGACTTTAGATCACCCTTTGACATAGCAGCGTGCATTCCAGACTCCAGAATTTGCTTGAAGTAACCCTCAAGTTGGATCTTATCCTGGGAACGGAAGTCAAAGGTCATCTCAGCCAAGACCTGCTCGTGAAGGACTTGGACGATGTTCTTATGGCTGCATACTCGGTAGGCGTAGACGTTCAAGAGGTCCCTGGGAGTCAGGGCTAGCACCATATGCCTGATGTAGGCTCTCAGAGCCTCAACAGGGTCCTCTAGCTCTTGATATAGCTCAGGTAGCTTGTCTCTGTTGAATGGAGCCTTAAACTCTGAGAAACTGATAGATTCAACCATCTGTTCAAGCTGCTTGCCGTCATTGGAAGGCGGGGCTGATGGATCAAAGGATGGTCGACCACGAAGATGATTGCCGTCCACGTCCTTCTTCTTGCTTTTCGTACGATTCCCAGGAATCTTCTTTCTTCCACGTTGAGCCATGACTTACCTCTTTGATATATGGGTAAGTATGCAAACTACTTGGCAAGGAAACGAATGCTGAGACAGATAGCAGAAAAGGCGAAAACAAGGAGAATATCCACGTCTTCGGTCAAGATCAGACTCCGTATGAAGAACTCAGATAGCTTTCAACCTGGGATACTTCAGAAGAAGTCAGCTCTCTGTTGTAGATAATCACCTCGTGGAAACTCACGGCGGAAGAGTAAGCTCCACCACCGCCCGAACCGATTCCAAGTTTTTGGGTGGAAGTTGTTGCAGCCGGAACTGCTGACTCATTGACGGAAACAACATCTACTCCATTAACTCGGACAGAGTAGTCTGGGTTGCCGCCTGTTGAACCAGAGAATGCCAACTTACCCCAAGAGGTTTGGGTCCAGGCAAAGTTTTGGGAAATGATGGAGATTCCAGCATTTCCAATAGTCCAGTTTGCGGTTGTGTTGTTGATTCTGACGATAGAGCTACCCAACGACGCTCCAGTTCCAGTTTGGGTGCCGAAGATGTAGTTCTGTTGAGTTGAAGCCGTCTTGGAGATGATGAAGACTGTGTGTCCACTTCCGTCATGCAAGAACGTCCAGTCTGCTGCAACGCCACCAAGCAGGTATCGTCCACCAGAGACAGCATCCGTACCTGTCCAGTATGGGAGGTTGTTTGCTCCGCCTGTTGCAGAGTAGGTCGGCTGAGAAGCAGAAGTTGCTTGCACAGCGTGCCTTCCATTACCTGATTTATCCAGAGCAGCCGAAACCGTAGTTCCGTTTAGAGATAGGTTGTCGTATTTGTACCAAGCGTAGAGGTTGGTGATGCTGCTTGGAGTAAAGGAAGAAAGTGACGGTGCATCCCAAATCTGTCTGCTATTAGACGAACTCAGGATCAACTCAATCTCTGGTGCATCCCTCAAGGCATCGTAGTTTGGAATGGAGACCTTCTGGAAACCCTCAATTCCAAAGTATCCTGGACGCAGATAAGCGCTGTCGTACTCCAGGTTGGTTTCAGAGATGTTTGCCTGGAATGTTCCATGGACAACCTGTACGGGCTTTCCTGTTGACATGCGAAGGAATTGCAGGAAGGTGAATGGTGGAGAATAGCTGACGGGATCAATGGTAGGTTGCTGCCACTGACTCTTGGAAACAGGAAAGATTGGGGTTGATGGATAAACCGCCAAGGAATCCTTGAAAGTTTGGTTCTTTGGGAAGAACCGAAGTGTCTGCTTCCTTGTGTGCTTGAAGATATCGTCCTTGAACCCATAGACGATACCGTTTGGAAGCTCCTCGTAAGCCTGCTGGGACAGTTGGGTCTGCCAGTCGTCAGTCTGAGTTGAGTTGATAGCAAACACAGCTCCAAAGGGCTGGTAGGTGGCCGTAACAGACGAGCCAGAGGTGAAGGAAGCCGAAGTTGTGATGAATCCCAGGATGTTCTTCAAAAGGGACGAGGATACAAAGGAGATCATTCCAGTCCCAACTCCTCTGTAAGCAATCTTGACCTTTCCATCGCTCTCAAGAGTGAAATTGAAGTAACTTCCAACCTTCTCCCTGGTCTTTTGAATAAAGCACCAAGGAGCTTGCTGTGTTCCATCTGCCGAACCAGTGTTGGCAAGATATGGGGTGTAGTAGCCAGCAGGAAAGGTTACAGCCGTTGCCGAACCTGTAAGGTCGTTTGTCATGTACAATGTCTGGCTGGACGAGATGTAGAAAGTCGCAGCATACATCGTGTTGATCTGGTGAGCCATGGATGGGTCCTCTTATCTTCTAACCACTAAGTATCAAGTTCTTCAAGCACCATGCTCCCCACTGGTTACTTGGACACTTCGTACCAGGGACCACCTCTATGAAAGGAGAGGTGTAGAGAGAGAGGAAGGAGAGATAGTAGTATAGAGGAGACACTTGGAGCCGAAGGCTCCTGCGTCGACCTAAACAAGTGTCAGCAAGCCAATACTCTACCTTCTGGTTGTCCTAACGTTACGGCCAATACGGTTCTCATAACCATAAACAGCCATTGCAACTCCCTTTTCAATGTCTTCCTTGGTTGAGTAAGGTGCAACGTTGAAGTTGATGACCAATGGACCAGAAGAGCCCTGGGAACCACCAGCACCGCTGCCAGCTCCCGTAGCTCCTCCATCAGAAGGACCTGTACCACCTCCAGCTCCAGCGGTTGCATCCTTCTTTGCTGGAATGGCAGCAGAGACTCCTCCTGCTGTCACAGCCACAGCAGCGAAGAGGGCGCCAGAAGCAGCAGCCTCTCCAGCGCCCTTGTAGTCACCGATAGCAGCCTTACCAAGAGCCACAGCGAACTGGTACAAGGACTGGACTCCTGCCTGTTGAGCGAGGGCTGCAAGGGTCGACTTTGTCATCTCTTGCAATGCTTCACCGAAAGAGGTCTTGCCTTCAATTGCTGTAGCAATTAGGTTGCCAAAGGCGCTACCGAAGTTCTGGATTGCTCCACCAGCGAGACCCTGCATGGCATCCCCGAGGTTCTCGTAGTTGCCAGAAAGACCCTCAACTGTCTTTCCCAGGCGAGAAGTTAGCGAAGATTGCTCGCGTCCCCTTTGTTGTTCCTGCCTTTGAAGATTGATTCTTTGGCCAAGAAGGGTGTTGAGTCTTTCTTCTGCCGCAATTCTTTCCTCCTGAGTTGCTCTTTCATTTCCCGCTTCTGCCCTTGCTTGGTCAATTTGAGCATTCAGCAATCCACTCAACATAACCCTATCCCGTGCCGCATTGTTGTATTGGGCAAGGAATTGGGTTTCTGCCTGTGTTAGAGTGATGCCATCGCGTTGCCTTTGCACGATCTCATCGTACATTGTCAAACGAGCTTGATCGTTGGCAAATTCCCTATTTGAAAGGTTAATAGCTGCCAAAGCTCTCGCAGCTCTGGCATTTGCAACCAAACCAATTGCTGACTCGGCAGCAAGTCGGCGCGCAAGGAATGTTTGTTCCTGCGTTTGCATGATTTGGTTGATCTGTTGAACCTCCTGAGTTCTTCTTTGAATTTCAGCAAGTCTTGCAGCTTCCTGGGAGGCTGTCCTTCCACGATAGGCATACAGACCATTCAGGGCGGCTTCCAGTTGACTCCTTCTCTGGGTTAGGTCAATGGCATCAACGTCAAGCCTATAAGCCTCTCCACGGGCTCTGGCTTCCTCATTGGCATAGCGGAGGGCAAGCTCAGCTTGCTCGTTCTGACGACGTGTTGCAGCTTCCTGGGATGCAGCTTGAGCTTGCTGTGCCCTTCCTTGGTTGAGGAAATTTTGAATGTCAGCAAGTTGCTTCTGCTGTTCCTCAGCAAGGACGCCACCTTGAACTGCCATCAACCTACTGAGCTCAAGTCTCTTTTGTTCGGCCATCCTCAATTGCTCGTTGAGAGACAATGATCTAACAGAATGACCATTACCCATTACTTGAGCCAATGCCTGCTGAACCAGACGCTCTCTTTGGGCGTCAGCAAGCTGGACAGAGAAAGTTTGAAGTTGGTTCCTTCTTTGTTGTTCCGCAGCCAAACGACCATAGAGTCCCGTCATCCTGGAAACTCTTTCATTTTCCTGCTCTGTGGTTCTCGTCCTTACTTCGCCAAGAGCAATGAGTTCAGCCTGGATGTTTGCGGTTTCATTGTAAGAAACGGCAATCTGTTGTTGAGTTGATAGTCCATTTCTGGCCGTTTCAACAGATTGCTGGGCCAAGATCAGACCACGCTGGGCGTTCTGCTGGCCTGCTCCAGCCAATTGATCGGCTGCTGCTTGAGTCAACGTTCTTTCTCTTTGCACTGCTGCTGCACGCTCGGCTCTTGCATCTGCTGCTGCTGTTCGTGCGTCAATCTGAGCTTGAGTTGAAGTTAGATTGGTAAAGAACTCATCAGTTGCAGCACCAGCATTGGAAGCTCCTCTGGAAATCTTATCCCAAGCCTCAGACATGCGTTCTCCCCAGGTTTGTGCTCCAGCGGCCTGCGCTGCGCGATCCCTGGTGATTTGCTGCATGACTTGACGAATACGCTCTTCTCTTGTAGCGTTTTCGTCGACTTGGTACCCAAGTCGACGGGCAGCATCCACAGATCCAGCAATAGCCTCAGTGTAATCCTGTTGTGATTGAGCCGAATTACCAGTCTCTTGGCCAAGATTTCTTGCCACTACTGTGACATTTGAAAGTTGCTGTGCTGTCAAGTTAACGCCAGCATTCAGCGCTGCCGTTCTAAGTGTCAAAATCTGTTGTGCGTCAACTACGCCATGCAATGTTTGGGCGTATTCGTCCAGGTTGATGTTAACTTGTTTTTGAACACGAGCTTGCTCTTGTCCTGCATCAATGAATTTGTAGATTCCAACACCAACAGCAGCTCCAGCGGCAGCAACGCCAGCCAATGCTCCAATAGCTGTTGCTCCCTCCATTCCAATCTTGGAAAGACCTCCAGCAAAGGCCGTGGAAACGTCCCCGCCACCCTTCATGATGTTGCCGAACTCAGTAACACCCTCCTTGAGCTGTCCAAGGCCACGAGAGAAACCACCATTTGCCATTGCCATGGCTTTCTCCTGGAGTTCCTTGAATGGACCTTCCAGTTGCTTCACGTCTGGCTTGTCAAAGCTGATCTTGACCTTGTTCTTCTCTGTGATCTCCGTGGTCTTCTTTTCCAGTTGCTTTGTGTCTGGGTTGAAGACGATGTCAACCATTACTTTCTCTGTTGGCATGAACGCACCTATTTTCAGGTAACTAGGTACAAAAAGAACCTGGGAGAAGGTCGGTTGACCATAGCCAAACGTTCTTTCGTGGTTACACTGGTGTTGGCATGAATAAGCAAGAGCGAATCAGGGAGCTTTATTTGGGTTCCAACTCAGGCGACGAGCAATATGACTTCATTGAGGATATTGCTCATCTATTTGACAAGAACGGTGTCTTCTTGGGTCCTTCTCAAGAGAAAACACTACTTACCTCAGAGAGGTATTCTGATAATGGACAACATGGACAAAAGCACCTTTGGCAAACTGAAGGTGGCATCCCCAAACGATGAAGTTCTGGATATGACAAAAGAGGAGAGGGAAGCCTATATCGTTTCCCTTGATAACGACTCCTTGAAGATCAAGAGTGGTGAGGAGCCACTTTGGTTTTACTTCAAACCAATGACCTACAAGGAAGTCGTGGCTCTCTCAGAGGACGGCACAAAAACCTTCAACCTGAAGGCTGTTGAGACCTTCAAGTCGACCTTCATTGGTGTCTCCAGGGGTAGTGGCGAGTTCAAGTCTACGGAGAAGCTCTTGGCCGAGAATCCAGACTTCTCTGGCGAAGATGCTATCCTGAACATGATGATTGATGTTGTGGGCTTTGACGGCCTCGTCTCGCTCGGTATGATGTCGTACAATTCCAGCTACCTTGGAAAAAAAAAGAAGCGCTCTTTGGCCTGACAGGCTGGCTTGGAACGGAGTTTCTTGATAACGCCCTCGCAGAAGAGGGTTGTGGGTGCAAGAAGATCCTGGAAGCCAGAAGGAAAGCCGACCCTGATTCGGCTAAGATTTACCAAGAGGTTGGAACCACTCAAGCGAAGAAGTGGAACTGTCCGCTTGTTTGCGGGGGTAAGCCAGACTCGTCTAAGCTGACTGAGGGACAGATTGAGGCGTATAGGGCCGTCAAAAGGCTAACCAGTTTGCCGATCATTCAGGAAGGCGAGGATGGCAATGCTGATGTTGTCTTTGAGACATGCCCTTACTACTACTTTGACCCCAAGACACAGTCTGGAGTTGATGCCAAGAGGATTCACTCGGCCATGGATTGGAAGAAGAAGGGACAGTTCACGGTAGTTGAGGAACCGCTCCATAAGGTCATACAGGCCATTGAAGTTATGGAGTTGGGCTTTAGTGCAGCCGAGGCTAGGATGGCAGAAAAGAGGCGGCAGGAGGTTGAGGACAACATGAAGAAGTTCTCTGGCCCTGGAGCACACGAGAGAGTGGAATGAGGAAGCAGGAGTTCTTAGGCTTGACCTGCTTGTGCAGGCGAAGCCAAGCAAGCATATACGCCTCAGTAAAGCCCGAGGTTCCAGGAACGTGCAATCACCCTACCTACCTCTTGAAACTCAACTGGTGAGGCGTATAGGAGCTCGGCGATGAGCCAAAAGAAAAAGGCCCGAGAGGTTTATGTCCCTCGGGCCTTCTTGTTTGTTGTGGTTGACTTCTTCTATGCTCGCTTGGCTTCGCCTGCGCAAGCAGGTCAAGCCTACTTCTCTTCCGTCTCAATACGAGAATGTTGTATCAACGACCTTTAGATTCACGAACCTCAGTGGGGAGCCCGTCTTTGGTTCGCAATACTTCTCAAAGTAGTCCCAGGATGCCGAGCTTATGAACTTCCCTTCCTTATGGAACTCAACGTACTGCTCGTCCCTGTAGTTCTGGAAGACGGCACAACCCTTCTGGTTATGGAACTTGCCGTCCTTACAGAAGGCATAGGCGTAGTAACGGTAAGTGGTCTTGATCTTCAGGGAGCCGTATAGCTCAATGAGACCTGTGAAGGTTGGGTTGTTGGCAAGGAACTGGTAAAGTTCGCCCACCATGTTGTTGGCATCCTTCGCCTCAAGCTCAACTCGGTTGAAGTCCGTAGGTAGCCCTGGAAAGGTTCTGGTTGTTTCTTCCATCACTTCCACACTGCTTTCAGGTTGGTCATGCGGAGAGCCTTTGGTTGCGGA